ATATCAGCCCAACCATCTCTTAACTTTACAGCATCGCCAGTATCTCCACCGCCTCCGCCTCTAGTCTTTCTATCAGGTATGCCAATTATAGTTTTGTAGGCTTCTTCAAAATATTCTCTTAAATTTTGTATTCCTAAGCTGTCTAATTGTTGATATATAAATTTAGCATCAACATTAGCTCCAACTTCTCCTACTAGTTCTAGTATTCTATTTTTCTTTACTTTATCTACATTTTCTTTGTTTAGCTCTGCATTTATAATTACTAATAAGCTTTGTATTACATTTTCTACATCATTAACACTATCAGATGCAATTAAGTTTAGAGCATTTAGAACACTAGTAGCTGTTTCAAAATCTCCCATTAGAAATTGATTATTTTGAACCATTGTTATAGGGTTTAATCCTATTGGATTAATGTCATAATCTACTATCCTAGCATTGCTATTAAGTGAAAATTTACCATCACATTCAATTTTGTAAATTTCAGTATCTGTAAAGCATAAAAAATATGTTTTGTGATTAAAACTATAATATGTACAACTTAGTATTACAGGATTTCCCATTATTGGACTTTGAACACAAAATGTTGTTAAGTTATCTAATGAATTTATTTTAACTGGTACAGCAGGCATATAATCTGACAAAACTTCCTCAGTTGGTAGTGTGCATAAGTATCCAACACCAGTTATAGCTGTTAATGTTGCTGTTTCGTGGTCAGCTAAAGAAGAATTTTCATATTCTAGTATATCTGCTATTTTTTCTAGGTCTTTCCTGTTCTTTACTTTTCTTTGAATTAATTGTGTTGGTTTACCAAAAGTATATCCAACTATATCTCTTACACTAGAATATGCGTAATTTAAAGTAACTTTTTCATTTATTCCTGATGTATATGAAGGCTCTCTATTCTCTATATCTTGCCTTCCTTTATAGTAATCTATTAAATATTTCATATCATTTACATTTAATAGATGTATAGCCCAAGCTTTTTGTAATACATCAAGAATAGTATTTCTGTTTATTTCTGCATCAATAATTATTCTTTTTCTACCATTACCTATTTGCTTTTTCACAATTCCTCACCTCTAAAAAAATAGCCAATAAGTTTATTTACTTATCGGCTACTAGAGCTCTTTCATAATTATTTCTTTATTTTCTTTAAATTCTATATTCTTTTTGCAACGTGGACACCATAGTAAAACTTTTTCCATTTTATAATCTTTGTAAGCTTTTGCTATAAGCTTTCCACATTTAGGACATCTTATTTCTTCTATGTACATAATATACCTCATTTATATATTATCAATTTAAAAATACATTGTCAATAAAACAATAAAAAAAAGCCCAAATTTCTTTAGGCTTCTTTAGAAGAAAAAAATACGAAAAACTAAAGTATATTAGTTTTAAGGCTATATAAATTTTATCTTTTTATTTTAATTTTGTCAATATTATATTCCTAAATCTTGTCTGCTATAATGACTATATGCTCCTACTCTACTATTTTCATTTTTCAATACATTTGTAAACAAAGAAGCTAAACTATCTGGCACGTCATCATGTTGTTTGCCCTGCTTTTTTAAGTTCTGGCTAAATCTAAATAGTTCATTTAAGAAATCATTATACATTCTGTTTCCTCTTATTGCATCTCTATATTTAATTAATAATCTATATGTACTTACCAAAGCTCCTTTTATTGCCCCTTGTTGAGCTAATATTCTATCTAATTTAGATTTTGTTGTAGGTGCTTTATCATAGTCTACAAAACAGTCATTTACGCCTTTTTTCTTTAATTCTTCTTTTACCGCTTCTGCATACATATCTCCACCATTATTAGCTTCAAAAAATACATATGTAATATGATGCTGTATTATTTTTGCAACTACTTGTGGTATTGTTTCTTCCTTTGTACCTTTGCTATAATATACGTCAATTAATGGACAATCTCCGTTTTTATGCTCATCTACTATTGGCATAGCTAAACTATCTCCGCCACCCCATGCAACGTCAACTGCTGCCACAGTTCTTTCATATGTTTCATCTCTTCCATATTCTTTAAACTTTCTGAACTCTTCTTCATTGAATAGCAATCCATCTCTATCAATTGGGTTTTGCTGTATTAAACATTCAAAGCTTACTGCATCCATTAAATCTTTATCTTCTAAAAACATCTCCGTTGTTATTGCAAATCCATATCCATAATTGAAATTGCTTTCCATATTTTCATTTAGACCCGGTATTTTTATTATTTTAATTCTCTTACTATCTTTAGTCTTGTAATATTCAATTAGTCTACTTAACGGGTCATTAATACTAAATATTGTACCAACTAATAACAACTTACAATGTCCTTGCATACGCTTTTTTAATGTGCCTGTAAATTCAGTCCACTTTTTATCCATTATATCATTATTACTTGCTTCTTCTATATCTTTTACTAAGTCATCTATGTAAAGTATGTTATGTGCTCTTGTTCTACCAGTTATAGAACCATCAAATCCTGCACAATACAAAGTATATTCTGAATGTGTCGTTCTTTTATCATCATCTCTAAAATCTAATGATAATGTTTCAGCACTTTTGTATATTAGCTTTACTTCTGGGAATATTTTTTTGAAATTCCCCATTTCATCTGCAGATAAAGATATTATTCCATTATAAAACTTATCTTTAGCTATACTAGCAGAATAACTTACCATCATATTAGGCAAATTTGGATTATTACCTATTGCAAAAGCCATAAATCTTTTACCTGTTTCAGTATTATGTGTTAATGTATATCCATCAGTAACGTATAAATGCTCTTCATCATCAACCATAATACATTGACATTCTTCTTGTCTTACTTTTTCAATTTTAGTTATTATTTTTTGATAATTAAATTGTGGCTTAGAAAACTTTTCTGCTTTTCTTTTTAAATAAAATGGATTTATATTTATAGAGAAATAAATTCTATAAACTTTCTGGCATTCTTTTTTGTTTCCATTTTTATCAGTATATCTTCCAGTTTTTGTAGAATAAGTAGCTTTTCCTCCTAGACTTCTAATCAGCTCTAGCATATCATAGCATAATTGTTCTGAAACCGTATCAAGTTCACAATTACAATCTCTTTTATCAGTCCATCCATCTGTATCCATTAATCCTTGTAACAATGCAATTCTTTCGCTTATACTTCCATAAAGATATTTTAATGGTATAAATTTTTGATTGGATTTTTTTCCAAATAATCCATATTCTCTTAATTTTTTATGAGTATGGCATTTTAAGGGATAACCTTTATCATTCCTACCATCTTGCTTTTTACTTATTCCATAATCATATTTCCCACAATTATATTTTTTTATTTGGTCAGTTTTAGGTAACTCTTTTTTTATTCTATCTATTATTTCTTGGTCATTTGAAGTAAACTTTATTATTTTGTGGCTTAGTCCTCCATCACCTATTAATGCACCTATAATATATGGTGATATATCATCTTTAGATAACTTACTAGAATATTCAATTGGCTTAACGAGTCTAACCGAATAATTATGGTAAGGTCTTTTAGAGTTTTTCCCTAATATATAATTTCCTAACATTTGCTTCGTATTTACTATTCTTGGTCCTTTTTTTCGTCTCCTATCATCAGATGTCTTTACTTCCCATAAATGTTCTAATCCACAATCAACATAAGTACTATCATCAAATGTAACTCTATATACATCTTTTATTCCTTTAGGATATACACCTGTAACATTACATGGTTTACCACTAGCTGATATTACTTTAGTACCTACTTTCACTTCACCCATAGTTATCCATCCATCAGGAGTCAGTATTTTACTTGATAATGGCTGTTCTTTTCCAGTCCCTTGCGGCATGCTTATTGTCATTACTGCTCTATCTTTATAATAGAACTTAGTTAATTCCCAATTAACATAATTTAATACACATGTCCTTGGTGCTAAGAATTGCTTTGCTTTTTCTATTCCAAATTCCATTGCTACAGCAAAATAATTAAATAAATATCTTGCTAAATAATAATAATTTTCTTGCAATATTTTATATAGCTTTTCTATAAGTTTATAATTATCTTTATTTAGCATTATCATCTCATTTAATCTTTCACTTAATATTATTGCTATTCTTATACTTTCACTATATTGCAAATTATCTTTTTCTTCATTATACTCTACTTTAGTTACTTTCTCATTCTTTTCTTTCTCGCTCAAATAATACCTTAATAAATTTAATTTCTCTATTCGCATTACATCATCCATATCTAATTCTAGTTGACTTCTTAAGGTCTTTATTTCTTCTTCGTACATTTTTTTCACCTCATATTTACTATATCAAAAAAAGATGAAACTTTCTACTGTTTCATCTTCTCTTCTATAATTTTCTCAATTATTGTATTCATACTCATATATTTCCCTTCTTCTTTAGATTTTTCACTTTTTTCTTTTACGTAATTATACGCTTTTTCATTAAGTCTTATTGTCGTCTTTTTTCTCATCTTCTTCTCCTTCCTGCATTTCTGGTATTGGCATTTTTAATACTAAATAATCTGTTGCTTTTCTATCAATTTTTAACATTATTTGTTTAAATATTTCTTTTGCTATATCTTCTCTATATTTGCCTAAGCTAGAAATACTTTCTAATTTATTCCCTTCAATTGCATATATCTCTCCTGCTCTTCTTCTTATATCTTTATATGTACAATCAATTATCCCGTCTCTATTCTGATTTATTATCTTTATTTGCAAGTTTTAATTCACTCTCCCTATAACATTCTCTTATTTTTATATCTTCAAATTCCACTACATAAAAATTTGGTGTTTTTATTATTATTTTTCCTTTAAATAACTGATGCTTCCTTTTTACTACTTCGTTTCTTCTGTATGTCCTTCTAGCATATACTACATCGCCTACTTCCATGCTATTTTTCTCCTTTTTGGTAAAACTTTACCATATAAACACTGAGCAAGATATGACAGACCTTTTTTTGCTAGCTTTAGTGGAAGCATTCCCTAGGAATAATGCTACTGCCTATCTACCACCTAGGTTATTATATCCTGCTCACTATTTATATATGTACCATAACTAGAATAGGTACTAAAAAACAAAAGAAAGATGTGAGTAATACATTCTTAAACTTCTACATATCCAATTTATTTCATATCGCTGTAAAATTACTTGAACTCCTAAGGGTAATTTTTTATAAGCTCTAGTAACTTATTGGCTGGGAAAACTAGACTCGAACTAATAATGCAGCAATCAAAGTGCTGTGTGATACCATTTCACCATTTCCCATTATATTATCTCCTGCTAGATTGGAGACTTTTAATAACTCAATAATGCTTGTAAGAAAACTTCTTTAAATCACATAAGAAAAGAGGACGATATCTAGCATTTCGTCTGGTTGCGGAGGTAAGACTCGAACTTACGACCTCTTGGTTATGAGCCAAGCGAGCTGCCAACTGCTACCACTCCGCTATATTGAGGAAAGTTTTGATTTTGTTTTCGGAGGAGTCCTTTACCTTTTATCATACTCAACTCTTATCTGGGAGCTGCCCAGCCTCTGGCACATCCTCTAAGATTTGAACTCAGACCAGCGGTTTTGGAGACCGATATGCTTCCGTTACACCAAGGACATATATATTGCTTAACTAGAATAGCAACCTACATATTTTATAACTATTTGCTAGAAAGGTATTAGTTTTTTTAAATTTCTTCTAAACTTCTTCTTACAGAGTTGAATACAAAAGAAAACTTATTTCGTATTACCAATTTAACTTATCTAGTATCGTTAAATTATTAAATGTAGATTAGGATTTGCACCTAATATGCCTTTATACTCTAGTGCCGATGATTTCTCCTGGTATAAGACTACAAATTCAATTATTGCCTTTTAAGGCAACCTCCGATACACCTCAGCGTCTACTATTACCATTCAGCAAATTCAGTTATGTTTAGAATAAGCCGTTTAGTTTTACCAACTCACGAATAAATCGCAAATTGTCTATTCCGCCACTACATTTTTTAAAAAAAGAGATAGAAAATTAGGTTTCTATCTCAGCTTTATGTTGTCAAAGGTCTTTATTTTTTTCTATTGCGACATAATAGCGTGGTCTTTCCCACTGTCAATTTGCTGTATGACCTTTTCTTATTTTATTTAGTACCTTCAATGCTCCTAAAATTACTCGCACTCTACCAACTGAGTTATTATTCAAAAAATAGTTGAATAAGTTGGATTCGAACCAACGACAACGGGATTATCAGTCCTAATTTGTTTTGCTGTATGAGCATTTCCTGTCTATTATTTTTATTTTAACCAAGACACCTAAAATGTTTTTTTTGTTAGGATTTGAACCTAAATATCATAATTCCCAAAATTATTGCCTTACCATTTGGCTACAAAAAAGTTGTTTTGCTGTACGTGTCTTTCTTATATTATTTTTATTTTATAACAAGGCACTAAATTTAACTGGGACACTACTCCCAAAGACAGTGTAAGTGCAAATTGTTTTGCTGTAAGTGCCTTTCTTTAAGATAGATTTATTATACTATAAATTTATTTTGATGTCAATATTTTTTGCATATTCTCTCAATAATTTGTCTATATAACTTGTCATATCAAACTTATTCTCTAATAATTTTAATAATTGTAAGTTATATCCACTTAAATATATGTTTCCGTATTCATCAAACTCTGGTACTGTTTTATTCCTGTCATTTAAGTTCCACCAAATTATCTTAGTCTCAGCTCCATGCTCTTTAAATATCTTCATTGTCTCTGCTTTTGATTGGTTAGAACCTCTATCAAATTCCATATCACTTAATACAATTAAGTACTCTGGATATTTCTTTAAGCCTTGTAATAACTTCATTACTGCACCAAAATCAGTATTGGAGCAATCTCCTGTGTACATTGAATCATATTGTTCTTTTAATGTCTTACCTTTTATTGTCATTAATTGTGGTTTTGAACTAAATGATATTAATTGATTTTTTGCGTATGTAGAATGTGTTGCTATTCCATGTGCTATTGATGTTGCTTTTTCTAGTAAGTTTCCACCCCATTCCATACTTCCTGATGTATCTAGTATTGGAATTGCATTCATCTCTACTCCAAATGTTGCATTTTCTACTGTCTTTTTTGCAATTACATCAGCATTTTCTGCTATTTTATCAACACTTGCTGTTCTCATTACTGTTTTATGTGCATCATATACGTTTGCTGTCTTTGTGTTTACTTTTGCTTTATTTGCTTTTACTGCTTCTATATATGCAGCAAATCTTTCCTTTAAGTCATCTCTTGTTGAGAATGTATGCAAATATTTATGCATTGCTAGACTTGGTACTTTTTCAAAATCTATGTCTTTTACTAGTGGATGTGTATATCTGTACTTCTTAAACAATTCATCTAATGCAGTTGCTTCTGTTTCCTCTGCATAAGATAATTTGTATTCTACTGTACTATCTGTCTTTATTAATTCTCTGTATTTCTTCTCTCTTATTCCCCATATCTTGCAAATAGCTTTTGCTATCTTTCTGTCTTTTCCAGTTAGTCTTGGCATCCATTTCTTTGCTAGTTCATTGCCTGACATTACTTGCTCTTTTAGGAACATTAACATCTCATCTGTTGCTATATTATATAAGTCATCATATCTTCCTGCTTTTACTACATTTTCTGCTGATACTCCAGATAAACGCATTAATCTTCTTCCTAAATCTCTTTTTCCTAGCCCATATCTTGGATCCCTTATAAACATTGAAAATAATTTCTCTTTTTCACTTGTTCCTATTCTTGCTTCATCTAAATGCTTGCTAAAATATTCACTCATAAATAATAAGTCTGTTAAGTTGTTTCCTGTTGTTTTATATGCTTTATCCCCATTTTCTGTCTTTTTTTCATTTAATATCTTTTCTAATTCATTCATTCTTCTCTTTCTCCTTTTCTTTATTTCTATTTTCCTGTAGACCCAAACCCTCCAGTTCTTTCACCTTCCGCTTTATCATCTTCTGTTATTGCATATTTAACAAATATTCCTTGCATTATCTTGTCCCCAGCTTCTATTTTTACATCTTCATCTCTCATGTTGTAAAATAGTCCTGCTATCTCTCCATCATTGTCACTGTTTCCATAATAATCACTATCAACTACACCTACTCCATTTAATATAATTAATCCTTTCTTCTTTGGATTGCTACTTCTATTAAATAATAATAACGTTTCATCATCTTCCATCTTAGCCTTTATTCCTGTTGGTATCATCGTTATTTTGTGACTTTCACATAATACATCATTTACTGCGTAAAAATCATATCCAGCACTTTTAGCTGTACTTCTCTTTGGTAACTTTAAACATGTCTTGTATTCATCGTCTTTGTCCCTTATTATCCTATCTACAAATTCAAATTTTCTTCTCATTTTCTATTCCCCTCTTTTATTCTTACTAATTGTATATAATTCTTTTTAATTAAATCTTCTATACTGTCTTTAGCCGTTTGACTCTTCATCTTATCTTTTTCATCAATTAAATAGCTATTTATTTCTTCTAATGCTTTCTCTAATATTTTATTAATCTTTATTTGTATTTCTTTCATTTTCGGCATATCTTTTACAGAATTCGTCAGCTCTTTTAACTGTTTTAAAAATTCTTCCGCTTCATTCATTTTTTCCTTCCTTTCTTTTTCTGCTATTTTATCACAGTGCCGTCAGTCTGTCAATGCCTTTTTGTAAAAAGTGACGGCAAAATATTGCTCTTTTTGTTTTTTTAGTCGCTTGTGAGCATAACACGGCAAACCGGTAGCACTGTTCCAAAAATAGGGTGCAGGGCGGGTATATGATCGGATCATATTTCTAACATAAAATATTATTAATAATAATTGATATTTTTTAATATTTTTTAACATTTTTTAATAAAAAGTATTGACATTTAATATAATATGATGTATACTATATATAACAAAAGCAAAGAGGAAGGAGAACAAAAGAGAATGCAAAAATTAATTGATTTAATATTTTATTTTATAATATGTGGCGGATATATAACAATCATATTGACAAGTATGTTACTAATACAAGGGCTTGTATATCAGCTCAGCTTTCATAAAATAAATATTTACAAAACATTATTAAAATACTTAAATAATTTAATTTAATTTAGTGAAAGAAAACACTTAAAAACTAGAAGGAAGGAAAGAAAAATGACAAAGGTTAATTTATTAAAAATTGAAGAGATGGGAGCACGTCCAGGACTAAGAACACGTTATACATTCCACGAATTAAATAAAAGAAAAGAACAAATAATTGTCGAATTAAGTCACTCTAACTTATATGAATCATTAGGAAAACTATGGAAAGAAAAAAAATGGATTAATAAAGACTTAACAAACTTCATAAATATTGACGTGTTTGTTATTGATGAACGTAAACAATGTTTTAGTAAATACAATCCACAAATCACAAAAGATCATAAAATTAATTTTGATTGGATATTAGAAGACAATAAGCCTAATCGCGATAAAATTCTTACAGCAATTACAAAAGGAGCATTTGAGGAGGATCAAAACAATGAATAAATATATTACATATTTTAATACTAAAAAAAATATTTTTATAATTGATAAAACTAGAATAATTTTAAATGACTGGGATCGCCCTTGTATTTATGGTGGATATATTATTAATAAGGATTGCATTTATAATACTTTAGAAGATGCTATAAAATCATTGAAGAATTCCAATTATTGCATAACAAAAGAAGCGGAAAACTAACCGCTTCTATTTAATAAAAAGGAGGTATAAAAATGGGACTTTTAACAAGTGTAAATAACTTAAATTATACATTACAAGAAAAAGAAAAAGAACGAAAAAGAAAAGAACTGGAACGATTTAAAAAAGAATCAGAACGAAGACACAAAGAGGAAGAAAAAGAAAACATAAACTATATAAAAAGTAAAATATCAAACTTTTTAAGAATAGAATTCCAAAAAGAATTATATATGAATTCAATTAATGTTTACGAATTTTATAACATTAATAAAAAAGAATTTTTGTTTTATAAGTTTTATAATAATTTAGCAATGAAAGAAAATATAAAAATGGACTATAAACTTTTTATGCTTGATTTTTTTAATAGTAATTATTATAAAATATTAAAACAAGTAGAAGCAGAAGCAAAAAAGAATGAAGAATATAAAATATATGCACAACTTACAACGCCTAAAAAAGAAAAATATCAGCAAGAAACACCAGCACAACCTATAAAAAAAGCAAACCACATTGATTTTAATAAAATAAACAAAGTAATCAATATCATATTTACAATAATACTAATTGTGTTATTCTTTCCAATAGCAATATTAATTGCAGCTTGTAAGAATCAAAAATAAAGGAGTATAAAACTTATGTTAATAATAAAAAAAGTGTTAAAAAGTGAATGGAAAAATAAAAAATATATAAATTATGTATATACTATTATTTCAAAGAATCATAAAATTACTTATAATTTTAATAGTAATAAAACATTTAAAGAGGTTATACAATGGCACATGCAAGACAAAAATAGCTATTTACCATTTTAAAAAGAAGCGGATCCGCTTCTTTTTTATTTCTTATATTTTATATTTTTTGTCTTTTAGTAAATACCTTTTATTTGCTTCTAGGATTGATTTTAAGGCATTTTTATAATTGGCGATATAATTACTTATGTTTAATATAAAAATTATTTTTAACCTATTCTAGGCTTTAAATTTTAATACATATATTTTAAACAACCGTAAAATCTAAAAATAAGTTGCGTGAAATATACATTTTATACCTGTTGTCAATTTAGCAATTTATTTGTTGCGTAGTTATTGACATATTTCGCATTTTTTGATAACATATTTATGTGCAAAGTCGCCAAAGTCGTCAAAGTCGCTAAAAAATTTTTTTGAAAAAGTCGCCAAAGTCGTAGCGAAAAGAAAGGAGTTTATAATGACAAATACTGAAAAACAAAAGGTAATGATGCAAAAAAAATTTAAAAAGCAAATCGAAGAAGCAAACGCAAAAGTCGATGGGGAAACTTGGAAAGATATAAAAGGCTATGAAGGATTATACAAAATAAGCAATAAAGGTCGAATAAAAGGATTGTATGGTTTAATGACACCTCAATTATCAAGAGAAGGATATTATCAAATTATGTTAAGAAAAGATAATAAATCAAAGCAGATGAGAATCCATCGTCTAGTTTTAAATGCTTTCGGAGAACCACCTAAAAAGAACCAAAAATATGTAAATCATAAAGATTTAAACAAGAAAAACAATAACATTGAAAACCTTGAATGGGTTACTGCAAAAGAAAATTCTAATCATTATGAAAAAAATCGTAATATATTAAAATACAATTCAATAGTTTGCTATGATGAAAATGGTAATAAATTTAATAGTTATAATGAAGCGGCTAAAGCATATAACATAGCTGCTAATACAGTTAAGAATGATTGTACTAAAGGTGCTCCAACAAAGAAAGTAAACAGAATGACATTTCATCTATAACACTATATTCCAATTAAAGACACTATGCAAAGTCGCATAGTGTTTTTTAATTTTCTTCTGCATTAGTTGGAATATCAGAAGCGGATATTGGAGTCTCTGGCAATGCGTTAAGTATATCACTTGCATTAGTTGGTTTAGTTGGATCTTGTATTGGTCCAGCTTGAATCTCTTGTACATCTTTCATATCATAAAAGTTCTTTGCTCTAAAACAATAAACCGCTGCATTAACCTTATTCATAGTCGCCATAGTCGCATCGTAATTCTGAATATAGTCCTTTGCTCTTTTTACAGTGTTCACTAGCTCTGGATGGTTAAGCCCCTGAGCGATTTCCCAGAAAGCAGTACGAGAATAACCAGAAATAAGTACTAAACCCTCGACAGTAGGTGGCAAACCAGCATTAGCACAAAGGAGCAAATAATCATCAAATCTATTTTGAAGTTCCACAGCAGTTCTAGCCTTAGTATCTCCTAAATGGTAAGCTTTTAGATTAAGAGCCAAAACTTTAGCAGTAAGGTTTTTATCTTTAACAATATTATTATGCATAGCACCAATATTATGATTACCAGTTTTAACTGGAACATCATTAGCATCAAAATCCTCATTAATTGGAAAAGCGTCTGACATAAAAATCACCTCTAGTTAGATTATACTAAAAGCAGATAAAAAAGTAAAGAACTTAACATAATAAGTTTCATGTATAGGGAAAAAATAGGGAAAGTTTAGGGAAAGTTTAGGGAAAATAGGGCAAGTTACGAAAAAGCGTCAGGGAAAGAAAATAGGACAAATATTCCCTTTCCCCAAAACATGCCCCGTGTCAAAGCTTACAGCCACAA